CGCCAAGGTGAAAGAACTGGGCAATGCGCCCAAGTCCGAACTGGTGCGCGCTTGCGGCTACGTGATCAAGGATCGCGTGGCATTCACGCAGTTCTATGAAGCGCTGCTGGAAGCCAAAGGCGTTGACCTAGGTAGCAAGACAGCAAAGCGTGGCCGCGGCCTGACCTATAAGGCAAAGGTGCAATTCAACGGCAAGCTGCAGATTGGCGATGGCTACCTGCGCGAGATGGGTTACGAGCCCGGCGCTGAGTTTGACATCAAGATTGGCCGCAATAGCATCACGCTGACTGCTGCTTAAACTGTATTCATGACTGCGGCGCTGTAATGTACACCGGCTTTAACAACTACGACCGGCCGATTGCGCAGCGCCGCGTTACTCGCGTGCAGGATGCCAGCACGGCGTGGTATGCACAAGAGCCGCATTGGATCCTGATTGAAGATCTGCTGCAAGGCACCTATGGGATGCGGCGCAAGCATCGCCGCTACCTGCCGCAAGAGCCGCGTGAGCTAGACGAGTCCTACGACAACCGCTTGGCACGCAGTGTTTGCCCGCCGTTCTATCAGCGTCTAGAGCGGATGCTGGCTGGCATGTTAACGCGCAAGCCACTGCGGCTTGATGACACGGCAGATGTTATCCGTGAGCAGTTGTTTGATGTTGACCTACAAGGCAATGACCTCAATGTTTGGACCTACGAAACCACCCGCAAGATGGTCCGTTATGGCCACGTTGGTGTACTGGTGGATGCACCTGCTGATGGGGGTAGACCCTATTGGGTGACATACACGCCACGGCAGATTCTTGGCTGGCGTGCTGAGCAGCAGGAAGGCCGGCAGGTGTTAACGCAGTTGCGGCTAGCCGAGACGGTCACCGTGCCTGATGGTGAGTTTGGCGAGAAGGCAGTCGAGCAAATCCGTGTATTGACGCCAGGTGAGTTTCAGCTACATCAGAAACAAGACAACGGCGACTTTAAGGTTGTCGACGAGGGCCGCACAAGCCTTTCTGAGATTCCTTTCTCAGTTGCTTATGCGCAGCGGCATGGCTTCATGGAGTCACGTCCGCCGTTGGAAGACATCGCCGAGCTAAACCTCAAGGCTTATCAGATCCAGAGCGACCTCGATAACCAGCTCCACATCAGCGCTGTGCCGATGTTGGCGTTTTATGGCTTCCCATCTGCAGCAGAGGAAGTCAGCGCTGGACCTGGCGAAGCAATCGCATTCCCTGCTGATGGCCGCGCTGAATACATCGAACCAGCTGGCCGCAGTTTTGATTATCAGTTCCGTAGGCTTGAGCAGCTTGCACTGCAAATCAACGAGCTAGGTCTGTCGGCAGTGCTGGGCCAGAAGCTATCTGCTGAAACTGCTGAGGCAAAGCGCATTGATCGCAGCCAAGGCGACAGCACCATGATGGTCATTGCACAGAACGTGCAGGATATGATCGACAACTGCCTGCAATTTCATGCGCAGTACATCGGCAACAACACATCTCCTGGCAGCAGCTACGTCAACCGTGACTTCCTTGGCACACGCCTTGAGCCGCAGGAAATCCAAGCGCTGCTGCAGCTTTACACCGCAGGTACCATCACGCAGGAAACGTTGCTGCGTGAGCTTGCCGAAGGCGATGTGCTAGGTGACGACTTTAACGTGGATGAGGAGCTTGAAGCTACGGCCAATGCGGGGCTTGATCTACAACCTGCTGGACTGGGTGACCGACCGTTTAGTGGACCTGATGATCTGGATGGAACCGAAGAAACCGAGGAGGCAAGAGCTTGATTATCACGTCAGCGCCTTGCCGGAACAGGTCTTAGCCATCGTGCGCATCAGCTGGTACAAGGAAGGCAAACCAGATGAAATTGACGAGACAATTTTGTATGAAGACGGCCAAAACGGTTATGACGCATTCGCTGCATTGGTCACCACTGCATTGAACCGCGGCGCTAATGTCAGCATCCGCAGCGGCTATGCACCGGAAGATCTTGGCATTGAACGATGAGCACACCAGAAGCGCTATATCGCAATGCAATAGACCTCAACCGCTACAGCAATAGCGTTGCACGGCGTGTAATCAATGCTTACAACGACATCATCATTGATGCAGTCAATCAGCTGCGCACCATTGATGAGCTCTCGGCACCAGTCAAAGCAGCGCGGCTTCGCGCAATTCTTGCTCAACTGAAGGACAGCCTGGCAACTTGGGCAGGTGATGCAACTGAGCTGACTGCATTAGAGCTGCAAGGCATTGCAGAGCTGCAGTCGGAGTTCGTGACCGATCAACTGCGGCGTGCATTGCCAGCAGGTGCACGTGATGCGGTGCGCACCGTTGAGATCAGCCCGCAATTTGCGCAGTCAGTGGTAACCACTGATCCAACGCAGATCAATGTGGTGGCGCTGTCGGATGATCTGTTTGCTGCCGTGCAAGGTGCACCGGCAACATTCAGCCTTACCGCAGCGCAAGGCGCCACGATCACGCTGCCCAATGGCGAAGTGGTTACCAAAGCATTTCGCGGCATTGCCGTGGATCAGGCTGAGCGGTTCTCTCAAGTCGTGCGGCAAGGCTTGCTGACTGGTGAGTCGACGCCAGCCATTGCCAAGCGGTTGATCGGAAACCTTGAATTTGGCGAAGAAGCCAAAACCGTGAAGCAGCTAGTTGCAGCAGGCGGCCAAGCAACAGCGGTTGCCGACAATCAGATCGTTAGCCTTGTGCGCACCAGCATCAACCAAGTAGCCAATGCAGCTAGCCAGCAGGTATATGAAGCCAATCAAGACATCACTAAGAAGTATCGCTATGTGGCAACACTGGATACCCGCACCAGCAGCATTTGCCGTGCATTGGATGGCCGCGAGTTTGAATATGGCAAGGGTCCGACTCCGCCGCAGCACTTCAACTGCAGATCAACCACGGTGCCGGTGATCGACTACGACGAGCTGGGTTTCACGCCACCGCCGCCGGCAAAGCGTGCATCAGCAGGTGGCCAGGTGCCGGCAGATCAAACCTACGGGCAGTGGCTGGCAAGGCAAGATCTTGAGACCAAGGCCAAGGCATTGGGCGCCAACAAAGTGCCGTACTTCAACCGACTTGCCGACAAGTATGGCCCAACTGATGCCATCGCCAAGCTAGTTCGTGATGACGGCTCAGAGCTAACCTTAGATCAGCTTCGTGCACGATATGGACCTGCCTAGCCTGCGGCATTTTCGCAATGAAGGTATCTACTTCATTTCAAGCGATCCCGTAGAGGCCCTGCATGGCGAGGCATGGGTGCCAGCTATCTATACCGACAAGGGTTGGGCAACAGCAGACGGCTCTACACTGTTAACAGGTATTGAGGAATGGCGCGATGCCACTGAAGCGGGGCAAGTCGCAGGCTGCAGTATCAGCCAACATCAAAACCGAGATGAAAAAAGGCAAGCCGCAAAAGCAAGCGGTGGCAATCGCGCTCGCAAAAGCCGGCAAGTCACGCAAGGGTAAGAAGTGATGGCTAAGAATCCTGGCCTATACGCCAACATTGCCGCCAAACGCAAGCGCATTGAAGCTGGCAGTAAGGAGCGCATGGCGCGCAAGGGTGAAGCCGGCAGGCCTACTGCTGCTGCGTTCAAGGCGGCTGCTAAGACTGCCAAGCCTCGTAAGCCGAAGAAATGATCACCTACCGCGGCGAGCAGTTTGACGGCTACAACAAGCCGAAGCGGACGCCAAAGCATCCGAACAAATCGCACGCGGTGCTCGCCAAAGAAGGCGACAAGGTAAAGCTGATCCGCTTTGGCCAGCAAGGCGTTAGCGGTAGCCCATCACGCGAGGGTGAATCCGCCGCGGCCAAAGCACGCCGTGCATCTTTCAAAGCGCGTCACGCCAGCAATATCGCTAAGGGCAAGATGTCTGCTGCGTGGTGGGCAGATAAAGAGAAGTGGTAACGTAGAGGTGTAATTAAGCCTGCGGCTTATCCATGTCTGATGAACAACAAACCCAAGAGTCTGCGACTACTGGGGTTGAAACTGAAGCGTTGCAGCGCAGCGTAGAAGCACTAGAGCGCAAGAATCAAGAGTTGATTGCTGAGCTGCGTGCAGCAAAGAAATCCAAGGCGCCTGACGGGGTCAATGTCGATGAACTGCTGGAGTTCAAGCGCAACTACGAGCAACAGCAACTTGAATCCCAAGGAAAGTATCAAGAAGCCCGGCAAGCTCTGGAGCAGCAGTTCCGTGAGGCGACGGCGGAGAAGGACCAGCGCATCGCAACACTTGAAGCCCGCGTCCGCGAGCTAGAGCTTGTTACGCCTGCGGTCACGGCACTGGCTGACATCGTGCACGACCCTGACCTTGTGCTCAAGACCAAGCTGTCGCCTGACGCAATCCAGCGCGAACCCGACGGCACCGTTGTGGTTGTTGACGGCTACGAACGCAAGCCTGTCGCTGAATGGGCCAAAACACTGCCGGCATGGATGCAGAAGCAACCCAAGCCACAAGGCAGCGGCGCACCAACCGGCGGCATCAATGGCACCATTCCGGCTGGCATGAGCAATCCATTCAGCCGCGATAGCTTCAACCTCACAGAGCAGTCGCGGCTATTCCGTACAGACCGCGACCTAT